GTGGTCACTGCAAGTGACGGCCGTGAGTACAACAGGGAAGGGCTGAAAGCGCAGCCAATGGACCTGGTTTATAGCCTTCTGGTCATGATCCGGGCTCACGAAGAGAGCGATACCAAAAGCAAGCGTGTGAAGGCCTCGATTAAGCGCTTGTGTGACGGATGGGTTGCTGGCCATTACCGTGGGTTGATCCGGAATGGCAGCGATCCTCGTTGGGTTCGTCTCGTCGACGGTCACTGGGAGCTGATTCCCGAGCGCGCGGAAGTTGTGCGGTTCGCCATTGACAAATATCGCGAAGTATGGTGCTGATCGAGCGCATGCGCTGATGCAGGAGCGGGGCTTCGATACCTCCTATCTCGGAATCTCTCCCCAGCAGATCTATCGTTTGATCAAGTTGGTGCCTTTAAAAGGTGCGAAGCAGATTTCTGTCGATGGCGAAGACTTTCTTCTGAAAGATTATTACCCAAGATTACTATCTGATGTCGAATTCGACGAGTTACAACTACTGCGAGGTCAACGGAGTCGTCGACGAGGGAAGGGCGCCATTCCTGGCGTTGTTACTGGGATCGGTATTACCTACTGTGGCTACTGCGGCACGCCAATGACTGCTCAAAATGTGATGCATAAGGTTCGCTCCGATGGAACCTTAAGTGACGGGCATCGGCGTATCATGTGTATGTCTTACATGAACAAAGGGGGGTGTGATGTTGGCGGAAGCTGCAGCGTGGCTCCTGTCGAGCGGGCTGTCATGTCATTCTGCTCCGATCAGATGAACTTGCTGCGCTTACAGCAGCCCGTTGGACCTAGTGGTGATCTGCAGCAAGGCGTGATGATCTCGCGAAAGCACGTAATTGATCTCGAAGCGCAGCTTGGTCGGATCACTGAGGCTTTGGCATTGGGGGAGGGTGATGGGGTGCTGCCGATTACCTTCCTGCGAAAAGCCCGCGATCTCGAAGAGCAGCTGACTGCCGCCAAAGCAAAGCTGCATCAGGATGAGCGAGAACTGGCCGGCATCGCCTCCAGGCAGAGGCCAGCGGATGCGAGGGTATGGTTGGATCTGGCTGCTGCTGTCGAGGCGCAAGAGGTCGAGGCGCGGGATAAGCTTCGGCAATTGATGATCGATACTTTCGACCGCATCGTGATTTACATGCGTGGTGTAGTGCCAGCGGGGCGCAGGGCCAGGTACATCGATGTCTTGCTGATTTCCAAGGCAGGACAGCGGCGATGGCTCAGGGTAGAAAGGAAGACCGGAGAGTGGGCGGCCGGCGTCGACCGCCCAGACTGATGTTTACGCTGACTTCTTGTCGTCTATTGGGAGGCCAGGTGGGCTAGTGTGGACCACCAGGTGCCCTTGTCCTTCCCAGAAGTTTTCCTGTACCTCTACGCATACGCGCCAGGCTGCCCACGCCACGTCTTTTCCGGCTGCAAGGATGTTGCCGTGCTCATCAATGATCGCCATCTGGGCGGGGGCGCCTGACTCGCTCTTGGCGGTGAAGCCAGTGCTTACTGTCGCTGATAGTTTTGCACCCGCCAGTTTGGGGTTAGGCACTACAGTCTTCATTCAATATCTCCCCTACGGGCTATGGCCCGTTTACCCAGTGCTCGTTTCGCGGCCACGTTGGCCATGTAGGCTGCCCATTTACCGGGCTGGCGCCGCTGGCGGATCCGGCTGCATTTCGTGTGTCGTCGTGTTGATCTGCCTTTGCCGCAGACATCGCAGATGGCGGGTAGGTCGAGGCTGTGCGAGGCCATTGGTGGGCGAATGCGTTCGATCATACCTATGCCTCCGGGAACAAGTGGCTACGGGCGTGCTGGAGCACTTCAGCAGCCGACAGCTTGCTGACCTCTTGCTCACCATTGCTCACGGCCTCCAGGCGAGTTGCATAGAGCCCGGTCCGGCCGAGCCAGGCGTGACCAGTGCCTTCGTGTTGATCCCTCCCACCACCAAGTTCATGGTCAAATGGCACCTTGAAACCGGCAGCATTGCGATGGCCTCCACCGCCGTAATGCTTGGCGATCTCGCTTACGTCCATTCCCTCGTCGCTGCTGCGGAGGGAGAAGTAGCGGTGGTCGGCGGTGTCCTGGTAGCAGGCGGCGAACTTCTCGCCCTGGGCCATCAGGTGGCCGGCATCGCTGGCGTGAATGTAAGGCAAGTTCGCTACTGGCACGTCGTGGCCGGCGATGACCATGCGGCGCTTGTTGCTGGCAACCAGGTCGGCTATGTCCTTGTGGTGCTTCCTGTTGATGGCTGTCCCGGCAGCGATGGCAGCGCTCATTGGCTGTTTCATCTGTTCATCCCAGGCCTCGAAATCGTGCGGATAGCTGAACAGGTTGGCCAGGATCTCGCGGGTGCCTTCGAGCTTGAAACGCCAAAGATCGCGGTCCTCGATGTGGTTGATTAGGGCCGGGCGCTGGTAGTGGGGGAAGAAGAAGTCCCAGGTAAGGCCGGCGCCGCTGCGGTTCATGTCGAACACGGCGCTGAGCTTGGGCAGAGTTTCTGCCCAAGCATAGTAATGGGGTGGGGCAGGCTCTAGCTCAGCCAGGGCCTCGGCAGCTGTTTTGTGGTGGTCGAGCACCAATACAGCGCGTGCCTGCAGGGCCATCGCTTGGAGCGCCGCCAGAGGAAAGGAGAAGTCGACGATGATCACCAGGCGGTCGGAGACGTCCGGGGTCGCCATGCCGTAGTTGCCGGCCATGAACTCGACGTTTTCCTCGCCCAGACTGCGGCGTACAGCCCAGGCAGCGCCGAAGCCGTCGGCACAGTTGCATGATAGATGCAGAGGATCTTCATACTGCGGTCTCCATGTTGGCGGCGGTGGCTGGAGTGCTACGCAGTTGGAAGTGGATGCGCATGGCAAGCGCCTGGATGTCCTGCTCTTGTTTGGCGGCCCGATAGCGCCATGGTTCGGCGCCCGGGGCTGCCCGCCATGTCTTTTCGGCGAGATTCAAAGTCTCTGTTGCGCTGATCAGCAGGTCATAGTCCGCTCTGGTCACGGGCAGCCCGGTGTAGGGCATGATGCGTTCCTCAGGCTCGGCGATGACCTCGCGACGCACTTCCATGTGGGCAGTGAAAGCTTTGCGGGCCGTGTCCAGCTCGGCCTGCTTATCAGCCAGGTCCCGTTCGAGCTGTCGGACGCGATGGGCGTGGGCAGCTTCCTTGACTTCCTGGCCTTCCATGAAGCCCAGCGCGTGCGCTCGGCGGCGAGCAGTGGCAAACAGGAAGGGCATTACCACCAAGGTGGCCAGCCACACGATGCCTAGGGCGAGAGTTTGTTGATGCGGTTGCATGTGCTGTGCTCCAAAGTAGCCCGCCGGCGGGAATAACTGTCAGAGTCCGGCGGCGAGCGTGTGCAAAGGGAGGCGATTACTTGCCTTGCTGGAAGGTACCGATGGTGAGGTTCACAAGGCCGCCGATTTCGCTCTGCAGCACTTGCTTGAACTCATCCGCGAAGGCTTCACGCTGTGCCTCCTCGCCGACCCAGCGCAGCTTCAGCAGCGGTTGTTCCCGGCCGGTGATCACAGAGACGCGCAGGGTGATATCGGCTGGCTGCAGAGCATCGAAGGGTGGTGTGGTGAAAATGAAGGTAGTGGGCAGGGTTTCCAGGCTGCGCGCTTCAATGGCATCCATCGCGCTGCGGCTGGCGGCCAGGTCACCTACCACGCTGTCTTGCTGGCTGGTGGCTTGATGCTCATGCGGCGAATGGCGTTGATCGCGGCAGGCATTTCGAGCTTCTCGTCATTGGCGCTGGCAATCAGGTGCGGCATCCAGTCTTCGAGGAACTCTGCGAGTTGCTGCTGGGTCAGCGATTTCCCGGTGACGGCTTGGAGGGCGGAGTAGGCTGCGGTGGGCTTGAGGGTGAGGGTGGCGGTGTCGTCCCCGTGTCCTGGCCGGTCTGCGTCACCCAGATTGAACAGCACAGTGGCGCTCATGTTGTCCTGGTTCACGAAGCCGGCTGGCTGCTGGCCATCGGTGGTGTGGTTGGCGACATAGTTGCTGAAGTCGTCCAGAGAGTGGGTGTTCAGCGTGGCCCGGAAACGGTCGCGGCTGATTTGGTATTGCTCCAGGTTGTGCGGACGGAATCCGTCCGGAACCAGGGCAACGGTGTGGCCGCCGTTGGTGTTCAGCACCTGGTTGGCACTGGCGAGGATGGTTTGGGTGATCAGTTGCAGTGCTTCTTTCATTCTTCAGGACCTTATGGTGTCAGAGTTGAAGGGTATTGCAGGGTGGATCAGGTGCGGGCATGCACCGGGGTGTCTTCCGGTTTGAACAGCTGATCCGTCGGGTTGGTCAGGAACAGCTGCAGGCCGTCCGGCGTAACGTAGAGCGGGGTGTCGAGGGTAGTGTCCTCACGACGTTTGCCGCGCTTGGTTGGCTCGACATAGTCCAGGGTGTGGGTAACGGCCACCTGGTGGCTCTGCGCGATTTGCTTGACCTTGAAGGTCAGGGTTACCTGGCCTTGTTTGCCGAAGGTCACGCAGCCAGCTGCGACAGCCGACAAGGCGGCACCTACCTGCTGTGCGAACACCCCGGCGTTGAGTGAGTGCAGGAACTCGGCGGTATCAGTTGCTTTCATGTGCTGTGCCTCTTGGGGATGGGCGTTATGCCCGGGTTAAGCCGCTGCCTCGGCGCGAGCGTCGAGGTAAGTGGCCAGATCCGTCAGGCGCACATACAGCGGCGCCAAGCGGGAATCGGTGTGCTTGAAGGTTGGGAGGGTGACCTCCTTGGCCTTGATCAGCGCGCGCAGGCGCTTCTCTGTCCTGATGTGCGGGAAGTAGTGCTCCCGCACATCGTCAAGCGGAAGGCTGTTGGCCTTCCACCGTTGTTGCAGAAGTTCCAGGGTCGTCACGCCCGCGCCTCCCCGCACCCCGCTGGCAGCCGGAGCTGCAGGGTTGCGACAAGACTGTCGACAGTCTCTCCCTTGGCCCAGGCGGCGACGTTTCCGCCTGCGTCGCCAATCACCGCACCGTAGGGATTCGCCGGGTCATTGGTGAGGGTGACATGCGGTAGCCATCCTAGAGGGGTGATCGCCAGCAGCGCTGTATAGAGCGCCACCAGGTGAAAGGTTTGCTGGGTTACGGCGGTTGTACCTGGGTTGGTGCGGGCGTGGCCATGCTCATGCGGCGGTGTCCTTCTGTGGTACTTCCTTGATCTCGATGCGCATCTGTTTCGCCAGCCAGTCGATGCCGGCCTCAGTGACCATGAGCACCACATAGTGCTTGCGGTAGGCGAGTTGCTTGGGCTGCGTGACTCGGGGCTCCATGAACAGGTTGCCGGCGCCGATATGCCTGGCGGCAAGGGTGCCGTCCCTGTTCAGGTGGCCTTTTTCACGCAGCCAAGCGCGCAGCACGGTTTCACGGATGCCAAGCACCTGGGCTGCCTGGTTCAGGGTGCGGTTCATAGCTGCTGATCTCAGGCGGCGTGCTTGCAGCGAGCGAGGCCGGCAAGACCGATCAGAAGATGGCTCATGCTGCATCACCTCCTAAAGGAGCGTCGATCTCAGCGGCGATCAGGAAGCGGTGTGCCAGGGCGCTGACTGGGAAGGGGTTCACCGAGCCGGTGGCGAAGTGCAGCTGTGGTTTTCCGCGATTGATTATCAACAGTTGGCCGGTGGCCTGCTGTACGGCGCGGACGGCGTCAGGGTTTGTGGTGCAGGCCGGGTGTGGGATTACCTGGCAGCGGTTGGTGTGCTGTGTCGATAGCATGTCGCGTACTCCAGAGGTCAGAGTGTGGGTACGCGATCAATCTATATCTGTTGGGTAACCATGTAAATACCTATCAGGTATTTTCTACAGTTTATCCAGTCGTAAGGTCGCCTTTCCTACGATGCGCCACTCTGGAGTCAGTTCGATGTAGCGGGGTGAGTACTCCGAATTGAGGGCATAAAGGAAGAGTCGGCCATCCTCTTCAACCAGCTGCTTAAAGGTGCCATCACCAACGGCAGGCCTTTTGGCGAACACGAAGTCTCCTGGGGCCACTTTGAGGCTGGTTCGATCATCACTTGGTCATCAGTCCAGAAGCGCGGCTGCATTGAGAAGCCAGAAAGGCGAAGTATGAATGCGCCTGGGGTGTGGTTTTTGGGGGCGTCGATCCATTCTTCGGCGACACCTGGTTGGTACAGATCGATTACTTCCATTGCAGATCCTGCTGCTATGACGCCGACAACAGGTATTTTACCCTTCGTATACGCCTGAAATGTGGCGTCTGCATGATAGTCGCCGCGCTTCTCTTCAGCGCTGGCGCCCAGCAGGATGCTGGGGTTATCCAGATCGTAGGGTGCGAGGCCGAGCAGCTCCTCAAGTTCCCGCGCTGGATCGTCTCCTATGCCTTTGTGACGTGTAGGGCCGGCGAACTGGCCTACTTGGCCGGGGGCCTTTCCCAGCATGCGTGCGAGCTCAGCTGGCGTAATAGAACGGCCCTGCATTATGTGCCGCAGGTTCGCATGACGTATTTCGGGGATGGTCGGGTATTTGCTCATACTCAGCATTGAGCCACTTATTACCCGCCGGGTAAATTCCCTGTTAGGTATTGCCATTCGTTACCTGTTCGGTAATTATGTCTGCCGAGGTGACCCGAAATGAAGCTAGCAGAGTACATCCGCAAGATCGATAACCCGCGCGACCCAGCTGGCAACCCATTGGCGGTTTACGCGGGGCGCTGCTGCGTGACCATTGGCTACATGAAAGTGCATGTGCTGTATGCACGCAAGGATCCCCGCTTTCGGTTGCTGCGCGCGCTGGCACGCGAAAGCCAAGGCAATGTGAACCTGCTTGAAGTACTCGAGCACTACGGCGTTAAAAAAGAAGAATTGATCTGGCCTGATGCGGCCTGATTAGGTGCTGGCCCCCGAAGGGGCCAGCGAGGTGCCGCTTTGGACTCTGACCTCCAAAGCGGCGGGTGATGCGATCTGTGCGAGCACAGCACATGCGGGGGCGCCGCACAGCTCGAACCACCCTTTGACGCGGGGCTTTTACCTCCGCGTCGTGCCTGGCGAGGCTCTGACCCCTCGGCAGGCGCACGACGCCCGATGTGGACACAGCACGTGTGGGGGACATCGGGTCGCCGTAGCGTAATAGTAGGGGATAACCCGACTAGTTGGCTATGTCGTTAAACGACGGCTTTCGGTAATGCCGTGCAGGACTCTGTCCCTGTACGTAAACCCCAGGTACCGCGACTCTGACCCGCGACGCCTGGATCAAGCACAGCACACAGCCGGTCCCGTCTGGGGCCGGCTTGGGGGAAGTATGAGCCGACTCGACCTTTTGCCAGACGCAGGTCTGGTGCTTTCACTTCGCCAGGCGCTTTATCGCTCTGGACGCGATTACAAGGGCGGACTCACAGCCCTGGCCCATGACCTGGGTATGGATTTCGACGCACTGCAGAAGAAGCTCAAGCACACGGAGGAGCGTCGGTGGCCCACGCCAGATGAATGGGAGGAGATCATCGGTGCCACCCAAGACCATCGTCTGTTGGATGCGTTGCTGCGCCCGGCCGGGGCGGTGTGGTTCAGGCCGCAACCAGTTGCCGCCACCCCCGATGCGCTGAAGGCGGTCGGTGAGCTGCTGCAGAAGGAGGGCGCCTTTGTCGGCAGCCTGCACAATGGTGTGGCTGACAGTGTTTGGCAGCCTCATGAAGTGGCGCTGCTCGAGCACCACGGTAACGAGGTGATCCGTGCCGTGCTCGGCATCATGGCCGGCGCACGCGCCTCGATGGAGGACCGCCAGGATGGATGAGATTCAGTTCGAGATGGCGCAGCGTTTTCAGGAAACACAGCTTCAGCAGGCCATCGACAACCGCGTGCAGTACCAGGGCGAAAGTGCCGTGGACTGCGATTCCTGTGATGTGGAAATTCCTCAGGCCCGCCGCCTTGCAGTGCCGGGTTGCCGTTTCTGCGTGGATTGCCAAGGGCAGCTGGAGCGACGTGCATGACACAGGCAGGGAACGCCACACCGATTGCCGCATGGGCGCGGCGCTACATCGAAACCTTCAACCTGGCCCTGGTACCCATTGACCCGGGGCAGAAGGCCCCCAAGGGTAACGGTTGGAACAAGCCAGGCGGGTATATCACCGATGCCGCACAGGCAGAGGCTTTCTGGTCAAAGAATCCGAACCACAACATGGGTGTGGTGCTTGGGCCAAGCGGTGTGTGCTCGCTGGACGTTGACCACGTGGAGTATTGCCGCGATGTGATGCGGGACATTCTGGGCATTGATCTGGACGAGCTGGCATTAGCCTACCCAACGTTGGTGGGCAACCCGGCGCGTTTCCGGGTGATGTTCAGGGTGCCGGAGGGTCTGGAGTTCAGCCGCCATTCGTTGAGCTGGCCAAATCCTTTGGACCCGGACGGTAGCAAGCACAAGCTGGCCACTGCGGCGTTGAAGCAGGCCCGGGGTACCGGTGACAAGGCGCAGATCGAAGCCATGCAGGCTCGACAGAAGGAGTTTGCACCGGTGACGGTGTTCGAGCTCCGAGCTGGAGCTGTGCAAGACGTCCTGCCGCCCTCGATCCACCCAGACACTGGTCAGCCGTATACCTGGCGCAATCCGCCCGCGGATGGCCTGCTGGAGTTACCCGGCGACCTAGTGAAGACCTGGCAGAACTGGGAAATTTTCAAGCGGATGGCGCTGGAGGCATGCCCGTGGGCGCCGGCTGCACCAAAGCCGCCTGCGAAGGTGAAAAAGGCTTCACCATCGCATGGGGTAAGCGGCGATAACCCCTCAGTGATCGACGTCTTCAACCGCGGGACGGACATCGAGAGTTTGTTGCAGCGAAATGGATACATCCAGCGCGGGCGGAAGTGGCTCGCACCGCAGAGTTCCACTGGCCTGCCTGGCGTGAATGTGGTCGAAGATCAGGGTGAGCAACGCCTGTATTCTCACCATGGGTCTGATCCACTTGCCAATGGACACATGAACGATGCGTTCGATGTGTTCTGCATCCTTGAGCACAACGGCGACACCTCGGCGGCGATCAAGGCTGCGGCGCGCTCCCTCGGGATTGAGCACAAACGCTCCGGCTCAAGGCCGCCAGAGCCCCCGCCTGTTGGCGAACTTCCCCCAGCCCCAATTGACGAGGCGGGAGCCTCAGCCGAGGCCGGCTCCTCCGGCAACGGGGGGAGCGGGGGTGGGTTCAGCTTGAAGGCCTTGCTGCGGCGCTACGCTCTCATCGAAGGCACCACACACGTGTGGGACATCGACACCGCCAAGAAGATCAAGAAGGCCGGTTTCGTTGCCCATATCGGCAAGGAGGCCTTCAAGGAGTGGGAGGCGGTCACGGACCCGGCTCGCAAGAAGCGGGTCAGCGAGGAGTGGGTCAAGGACAACGAGCGGACACAGGCGTTGGCCGGCAAGGCGTTGGGCGATTTCTCCATGCCGATGATGACTCGCTACGTGTACATCGACGGGACCAAGGATGTGTGGGACTACGCAAAGAAGCGGCGTATTGCCGAGGGGGCGGTGAAGATGGCCTTGGGGGATGCATACAGTCTGTGGTTGAACAGCCCAGATCGGCGCGTGGTGGACATGAATCACATCGTATTCGACCCCTGCATGAAGCACGACCCTCAGACGTACATCAACACCTTCGAGGGGCTGCCGCTGGAGCCGAAGCGTGATGATGCAGCCTGCGAAAATCTGCGTTGGTTGATCAGCTTCCTGTGCAACGACGCCCAGGATTCTGCGCATTGGCTGACCTGCTGGTTGGCTTATCCGCTGCAGCACTCCGGGGCGAAGATGGACACGGCGGTGCTGATGCACTCGACAATGGAGGGCTCAGGCAAGAGCCTTTTGTTCTCCGTGGTGATGGGCGCCCTGTACGGAGTGTATTCCGCTACGGTGGGGCAGACCCAGCTGGAAGGGAGCTTCAATGCCTGGCAGAGCGGAAAACTGTGGGCGGTGTTCGAGGAAGTTGTGAGCCGTGATCAGCGTTACAACCAGGTGGGCAAGATCAAGCAGTTGATCACTGGGCAGACGGTGCGCATCGAGAGCAAGTTCGTGAATGGTTGGGAGGAGGCCAGCCACATGAACGCGGTCTTCCTGTCGAACGAGATCATGCCATGGCCGATTGGAGAGGCTGACCGGCGCTTCCTGGTGATGTGGCCCGAGGAAAAGCTGCCGGCCGACCGCCAGGCAGCAATCAAACATGAATTGCAGAGCGGCGGGGTCGAGGCCTTGTACGGCTGGTTGCTGGCTCAGGACCTGGGCGACTTTGACCCGCAGACCAAGCCGCCAAGCACGCCTGCGCGTGAGCGTCTGGTGGCTTTGAGTCGGGCGAGCTGGCAGACGTTCGTCCACCTTTGGCGGCACGGGCAGCTGGGCGCCGGGCTGTGGGGGGCATGCCTTTCCTCCGACCTGTATTCGCTGTTCCTGGAGTGGTGTCACCGATTTAAGGAAAACTCGATGAGCCAGACGAAGTTCAGTCTGTTCATTGAGACCGTAGGAGTGGAGAAGACGCGGGCGATCCCCTGGACGGAGCGCAACAGCAGGCGTTTCAGCGCGTGGTTCTTCCCCAAGGACGAACAATCCTTCCTGCCACCTTCCACAAAGAGCGCCGAGCTGGGTGTGCACGTCGAGGAGTGGCGCGCCAGGGCACGGCTTGCGGGCTGGAGCGTCGATAATTGGGACCATGTGAAGGTGGCTGCGGCATGAGTACGCCTACAGGTGTGTTGGGTGTGTCGGCTATGTGTTGGGTTGATTCTCCAACCTTACACAGCTACAAGCCACGTAATTCGAGGGCTCCGTTGAGCTGTGTAGGGTGTGTAAGGTTTGCGCGCGTGCGCGCGCGTGCGCAGATTTTTATCATCAGCCAACAACCAGAAACGACGCCATTTTCTTTCTACGCGAGGACTGAAAACCCTTACACACCTTACACACCTTACACAGGCGCTCTGGAAGCATTGATTTTTCTGGTGTCGTTGTGTGTTGGGTTTGTGTTGGGTATGGCGTTTTTGTGTTGGGTTGGTTCTGCCGAAGGGGAGAAGTGCCATGATTGAGGCAATCGAGGCAGTGCTGAAGCATTGGGGGCGGTCGGTGCGGTGCGATGCGCCGGGCGGC